GAAGATAAAAATGTAGAATGGACTATTGATGATGATACAGGATTTATAGCGCCTCTTATCAATCTAGGAAATGGCATGTGGGGAATGATTGATAAGTATGTTCTCATGCAATCAACAGGCTTGAAAGACAAGAACGGCGTTGAAATTTTTGAGGGTGATATAGTTAAGGTCACGGTGAATAATTATGGAACTGGTGAACGATTTGAACAAATCGATAAAGTTGTTTATGAAGACTGCAGATTTTGTTTTAATGACGGCTTTTATTACTCAGAAACTATCAAATATTCTGGATATGAAAATAAAGAAGTCATCGGAAATGTCTACGAAAATCCAGAATTATTGGAGGGAACAGAATGAGCGAGCTAGAAAAGATGGGTAATATTCTTATGGAAACAGCTTTGAATTTTACACACCCAATATTTGAAGATACGTATCCAGAATGGGGAACGGTATGTAACATCGGGGAAGAGCTAGTCAGAATGGCAAAACCAGAATTCAGCGAAAATCAGCAGGTTGTGCTGGATTGGTTGAAAGAATCATGCAAATTAAACGGATTACGTGAAGTTATCGAAATTATGGGATTTTTATCAACTACTGGTGGAAAAATGAAGTATAAGCAAGTAGCTTATGCATATGGTGATTTAAATGATGATGAATTAGCTCAAGTATTACAGTCATTTAGCCAGTGGGTTTGGGAACAGGAGGAAAAATAAATGAAATTTTACGAAATTAAAGAACCTTATTTTGCATTAATCGCTGCTAAAGATGAAAAACAATGTTTAGAACTATACAAGGATACTATTTGCGAAGTAGAAGACGAAACAGAATTTTTCGATGATATGAAAACAATTGATAAATACGAAGCGTTCAAAATGGTTGCTAAAAGTCATACTGAAGAGGGTGACAAGACTGGCCCAGAAGAAGCTTTCAATAAATTAGAAAATATTGAAGAAGACGGCGAAGTATTGCTGATTGACAGCGGTTTGCTTTAGGAGGTATCGGAATGAGTATGAGTATTCAACCAGGAGACAAAGTAAAGTATATCGGTGAAGGAGTTCCACAATACACAGACAAATTTTTAGTAGTAAAAACAGTATTAGTGAATGGGTTGATTCTTGAATTTCCTGAGAAAGACAAAAGAAAAGTTGCTCTTGAAGGCGGCGGCATTTGGAACATGAACTCATTAGTTTGCGGATTTAACGAAGTGGAGGAACAGCGATGAATAAACAAGAAAAAGAAGATTTAATTCAAGCGCTCTATGATATCGGAGGCTGCGATGCAGAAGATGAATGGTCAAGAGGTTATGACGATGGAGTAAATGCAGCAATTGAGGTCATAAAAGAACTCAAAGTACAGGGAAAAGTCATATTTTCACATGAAGAGAAATTTGTGGCAGATTGGCTTGATGGTTTAAGAGGTCAAATCAGTAATGTTAAGTTAAATTCTGGTGCTGTTTTCATGACGTTCATCGGCAGACAGTTAGAGCGGTACTATGATGAAGAATACTCGTTTTTAACTGAAAAAATAGAGAGTTGGCTTACAGTTCCAAAAAATAAAGTTAAACTAATGAGCGCCATTGACAACGGCTACGAAGTAGAGAAACAGCAATTGTATTATGTTTTTGACACGACAACAAAACAATATTTAGGTGTAGATAAAGTTTTAAACAAAACATTCTGGTTATCGTCTCAGAACAGCGGAGCAAGAACACCGCTAACTGAACAAGAAATCAAAGCAATTGATGAACGTTACTGGCTGTTTGCTGTGAAAGTGGATGGTGAATAGATGAAAATTATTGCTAAAGGTCGAGGAACTGGAAAAACAACAGAGCTAGTTAAAGAATCAGCGAGAACAGGGCAGTATATTTTAGCAGCGAATAAATCGCATGTTCAAGCCATTGAACAAATTACAAAAAAAGTAGGCGTTACTATTCCATATCCTGTTACGGTGGATGAGATTGTAAGAATGGACCGCTTTACATGTGGCAGTTCCATTCAACGAGATGGATTGCTGGTTGATGAAGCAATTATGGTTTTAAATAAACTAATTGGCTTAAAAATCACTGGTGCGACTATATCTCTTGAAGGAGAACAACAATGTTAAGTTATCCAGAAGTTTATATTTTAGGCCGTCAAGTAGACGGCGTGTATGTTGAATACCTGCATGGATCAGAGCAAGCCGATTTATTTTTCGATTATACGATAGCTCGTGATGAAAGAAATCATATGAATAAAACCAATATGAAAGGTGGCGCTTGGGAAATTTTAAAGTATGGTAGACCGATAACGATAGAAAAATAAAAAAGACTCATTCAGAGTCTTTAGGGATGATAGAAATACCATGTTCGGCAAGCTGGTTAGCAAAAGATTGAGTAGTTCTAGCCATGAATTGTGTTTTTAAGAGAGCGTTAAATTCATCACTGTAATTGTCTAGTGATCTACGAAGCTCATTAAGGCAATCTTTTGGATCATCAGTCAGTTCGATTTCACAGATTGGGAAGTCTAAATCATCTAAAACATCTGAAACAGCAAGTGTCATCACTTCATTAAAATTTACAGGGATTTTCATGATATCGCCTCCTAAAGTGACTATAACACAAAATAGAAACGATAAGATATTAATTTAGAGAAATGAGGTACAACATGGGTAAGAAAAAATCAAAAATTAAAAAGAAAAAGCGTCGTTTACAAGAGAAAGCAATGGCCAATGGAACGATAAATACGAAGAAAAAATAATCAGAGGTGGATTATGTGGACTTTAAGCCAGCCAAACTATCCGAATTAGAGAATTTTGATGGAAAGCATGTTATAATACTAGTTAGCAACGGGCAAACAAAAGTAGCCGATCTGCCTGAACATGGAATTGTTGAAGTAATATCTCATGCTGGTAAAGTAACGTTTATTGAACAAAAAATTAAAGAAAAATTTTAATATAGTCTGACTAGACATACTAGAAGACATCTGACCAATTGTGTTTTTACACATTGGTTAGGTGTCTTTTTGTATTTTTATTAGAAGGAGCGATTCGCCGATGTTAGACCAACACGGAAGAGAGATTTTGATTCAGGAATATAAGTCTGATTTAAAAGACGCAAGTCGTCAGCATCGACGAATTGCAAAGAAGAAGTATCAAATTGAAAAAAATGGCAGATTAGAAACAATTGATGACCGCACTGCAGAAGATATAAAGGAACAGTCCATTTATGCTGAAATTATTTCATCTACCAAATATGCGTTATATTGGCTTGAACATGGAATTGAGCGACCTCTTGATGAGGAGGCAGCAAAAAAAATACCTAAATATCGCAGAGCTAAACATATTACAAATATGGATAAGATATCATACGAAATTTATTGTAACCAGTATGAATCTGCACATAATTACCCTATTACTGAAGAGAAACAAGAGATGTTGATTCAACTTAAAGAGTTGTTATCAACGTTCAGCGAGAGAGAACGTGATTTGTTTGATTATATCCATAATCAGCAACTTACTTATGCAGAAGCTGCTGAAAAAATGGATATTAAAGTAGGGACTGCTAAATCCATGTCACAACGAATTAGGAATAAAATTGATGCTTATTTCGAATATGGACATCAGATTTCATTATTTTAAATTTCATTTTTTTGTAAACCATTCCCACCTATAGGTGAGAGGTAAAATTCTCCTATTCTAAGTTGGTAGAGTAGCTTAATAATATTTACTTGTAAAAAAATACAAGAGAGGAGGTGTTCCTCCTCCTCTAAATTTCTACAAATTACGAGTAAATTAGGTAGACGTGTAGCTCAATAGGTAGAGCAGTTGATTTTTAATCAATGGTGCGTGATTGCTTGTGTAGGTTCGACTCCTGTCACGTCAATAAGTGGGAAACCGCTTAAATAAAAAATCGGTATATGTCAATAAATGTTTCTACTACTGTGACACACGATTTTCACTCCTTCCTTTCAAAATGCCTGCCTGCGGAAACAGGAAAAGGCGAGCAACCTAGTATTGTTATTCAGTGTGGATTCGGCTAGGCGTTCCATACAAATTTAAATAGGGGATACATTATGAATTACTGGTACATAAGTTTAAGTAAAAATTACCCACCAAAAATAACTCGAGAAGTAAAATTAAATCGTGACTTTGCAATTGTTGAATGTATACGACCTGTTAGTAAAAAAATGTCTAGAAAGCTAGATTTAATTTACATTGGATATGGCTTTTTTAAGGATTATCACATTCAGAATAATTTCAAATCACATATACCATAATTAAGTTGATAAATGTTCTATGATGACTGTACAAGTATCTAATACTATGGTTATATAGACACACCTAGATGAGGGATTATTACATTTTTGGAGGGAATAAGATGAAACAATTTGGAAATGAGAATTATACAGTAGTGATTAACGAACAAGAAATTAACGTAATTTTAGAAAATAATGATTCGGTATCGATTAATTTTGTTAATATGCCGAATCAAGAAAATGCTTATATTTTATCTATTAACCCTAAAGCATATACGGAGTTGGGTATAGACGAGTATCAAAAATTATTAGAAAGATATAAAGAAGCAGAAATAGCTGCGATTGAAATTAAAAACTGTCTTGAACAAGAATACTTATTAACTATTATCTAAAAAAGCCTAATTAGGCTTTTTTATTTGTTTAAAGGAGAAAAAACATGCAAATAGAAAAAATGAAATTATCTGATCTGAAAGCAGCTGACTACAATCCAAGAGTTGATTTAAAACCAGGAATGCAAGAGTATGAGAAGCTAAAACAATCTATCCTAGAATTTGGATTTGTAGATCCGCCTATTTACAATATTCAAACAGGCAATCTAGTTGGTGGACATCAGCGTGTCGCTGTTGCCAAAGAACTGGGCTTGTTCAATGAAATAGAGGTATCCATGGTAGATTTATCTCTTGATAAAGAAAAAGCGCTCAACGTGGCTCTAAATAAGATTTCTGGTCGGTGGGATGAAGAAAAACTCTCTATTTTATTAAATGAATTAGATGATGAAGCTGTTAATCTGACTGGTTTTGATACTGAGGAAGTAGATGGTTTGCTCGCTTCTTTAAATTATGAAGAAGATATTGAGAAACCGATTATTGAAGATGATTTTCAAGTTAATGAGTTCATAGAAAATCATCCTGAAGCTAAAACTAAATTGGGCCAATTATGGAAACTTGGTAATCATTATCTATTGTGTGGTGACGCGACAAAGCCTTCGGATGTTGAAAAGTTATTACAAGGAAAAAAAGCAAATCTAGTTGTGACTGATCCACCTTATAATGTAGCAGTAAAATCTGACAATAAAGAATTAAACGAATCTGGTCGGGAAAAAATTATGAACGATGACATGAGTGATGAAGAGTTCGACCAATTCTTGATGTCAGTATTTCAAAACTATTCTAACGCAATGAGAGATGACTCAGCGATTTATGTGTTTCACGGATCATCTTATCAACGTGAATTTGAAAACAGCATGAACGCTGCTGGGATTTTTGTACGTTCCCAATGCATATGGGTAAAAAATAATGCTACGTTTGGGTGGAGTCAATATAGATGGCAACATGAGCCAGTTTTTTATGCTCATAAGAAAAAACAGGCACCTGCTTGGTACGGTGATAGGAAACAAACGACCGTTTGGCAAGATGATCTATTAGAAGATTTACCAGCTACTATTTGGAAAGTACCAAGAGATGATGTAGCAACTTATTATCATCCTACACAAAAGCCGTTGTCACTTATTGCGATACCAGTTAGAAATAGCTCTAAAAGACAAGATATTGTTTTAGATCTATTTGGCGGTTCAGGAAGTACATTAATGACTTGTGAACAGTTAAATCGTATCTGTTATACGCTTGAATTAGATCCACTCTTCTGTGATGTAATCATAGAACGCTTTGAAAAATCAACAGGTATCATTGCAGAACTTGTGGAATAAATAAAAAAAAGCCGAGTGCAGCTAACACTCGACTAATTCCTCAGGATACAAACACCCCGAAGACACAGAGAATTCCCACGCGTGGATTTTCGACACCCTCTGTGTCTTTTAGCATTTTATCAAATGCGGGGTGTTTTAACAATGGGAACAAAAGAAGAACATGAAAAAATTGATATTTTAGATTTGGAATTAGAGAAAGAATTTGAAGATGCTGAAGATTATGAACAATACCGAAAAATTATAAGAGCCACGATGGCCCAATGGTTAAAAAATCTTAAAAATGGCGAAATCAAACTAACTTCAGTTAGTGATCTAAAAACTCTTATTGAAGCTGATAAAATACTTAGAAGTTAGGGGAGGTGCGGTCAATGGCAAGAAGCGGAAAAGAGCCATCAAATAAAACAAAAGAGAGATATGACTTGTTTGTTGACTGTTATCTACAAACTTTTAATGCAACACAATCAGCAATCAAAGTGGGTTATTCTCAAAAGACAGCTAGACAACAAGGACACAAGCTATTAACAAATGCTTACATTAAAGAAAAAATTCAATTGGAAATGAAAAGACTACGCGATCGTATGAAGGACGAGGGATTGCGTAGTTTTTCAATGCTATTAGATATAGCAATGCAAACTGAAGGGAAAATACAAGCTCACAACGAAGCTGAGATAGCAATCGATAAAATAAAGTCTGAACTTAGCGATTTAGAGCTCGAAATGCTTAAGGCTAATAACGACTTAGAAAAAGTACAAAAGGCAGCAGATGCTATTGATGGTCGAAAGAAAGAAATGCGAAGCCACAAAAGAAGTCTTTTAGAGCAGATTGACTCCATAAAAAAAGAATATTTTGAACTGAATCTTGAAAGAGTTGTGTTACTAAATGAATTGTCAAAGCATCAATCTCGTTATCTTGATGCCAAGGAATGGGAAAAATTACAGAATCTAAAGAAATCTATTTTCCAAGACATTTTAGACCGAGGCGGATTTAAAGCAATTGACCAGATACAGCATAGCGGAAAAGTGGATGTTAATCCGCTTGCGAATTTGTCGGAAGAAGAATTGAGGCGATTAGCAAATGGACCAAGAGCAACTTGATGCATTAGCTAACGCTGCATTGGAAGAACTGGCTAGACGAAATTATGGGGATTTCTTCTATTTGTCACATGGTAAACAATGGGATTTATTAAGACATCAGAAGTACATTACAGATCGACTTCAAAAAATAATTGATGGGGAGCAAAAGTATTATATTATCGAAATACCTCCCCAACACGGTAAATCTACTGTAATTACAGAGACATTTCCAGCTTATTATTTAATGAGAAATCCTGATAGTTTGGTCATGGTGGTTTCTTATTCGAAAGAATTGTTCCAAAAATTTGGGAGAAAAAACCGCGAAAAGTTTCGTTTGTATTCAGATCAGTTATTTGGTTTGCAAATAAGCTCTGAGACCTCATCTGTTAGCGAATGGGGAGTTGAAGGTCATCTAGGCTCGCTTTACAGTACTTCTATTTTAGGTGGTGCAACAGGACGTGGAGCTAGACTATTAATTATAGATGATCCAATAAAAAACCGAGCAGAAGCCGAGTCCAAAACTATTCGCGATAAAATTTATAATGAATGGCAAGACACTTTTTATTCTCGTCTGACGGCTGATGCTAGTGTTATTGTGATTATGACGCGTTGGCATGAGGACGACTTAGCAGGTCGATTGCTTAAAGAAAAGACGCTCCCGTGGGAAGAAATAAAAATCCCAGCTATTGCTGAAGACGATGATCTTCTAGGTAGGGAACCAGGCGAAGCCCTAGCACCAGAGATTGGGAAAGATGAGGAGTGGGCTGCTAAAACAAAAGCAGTTACTGGTTCTCGTGGCTGGGCTGCTTTGTACCAACAACGACCAACACCAGCAGGTGGTAACATTTTCAAACGTTCATGGATTAAGTTCTATGTGCCAACATTAGAAAAGAAAGTTGAATTGAATTTAGGTGATGACGTGGTTATTTTGCCACGTCTTTTTGATAGGCAGGCACAGTCGTGGGACTGTACTTTCAAAGACACCGAAACCTCTGACTATGTTTCTGGTCAAGTGTGGGGCAAGAAGAGAGCCGATTTTTATTTATTAGACCGTCATCATGAGCGTATGGGCATAGTTGAAACGATGAAAGCAATTGATGCCATGGCTGCTAAGTGGCCAAAAGCTAGAGGTATTTACATTGAGGATAAAGCTAACGGAACGGCGGTAATTGAAATGCTTAAAAATGAGCTGAGCGGTATCGTTGCAGTAAATCCAGAAGGCGGCAAAGAAGTACGGGCAAACGCTGTTGCTCCTATATGGGAAGCTGGTAATGTCTATCTTCCGCACCCATTAGTTTGTCCTTGGGTAGATGATTTCATTAACGAACTAGTAGCATTCCCAAATGCTGAACATGATGACGACGTTGACAGTATGACTCAAATTCTTAACAAAATGATTGGCAAAGTAAGTTTAAGAGAAAGGTATCTCGACAATTAAAAAATTGAAAGGCGGTGAATAAATGGGGAATATAGCAAACGAAGCTAAGTTATTAAAGCTGGATGGTAAAGCATATCGAAGTGACTTTATGCTTGGAAATGGCAAAGGCCACGCTAGAGACAACTTATCTAGACAAAGACCAGGAACGAGCAAGAGATTGTCATACTCACAATTAGAGTCGCTTTACTCGTCTAACTCGATGGCGAAAAATATCGTAGACATTCCAGCAGAAGACTTAACTAGAAATGGTTGGAGTCTCAAAATGGAAGATGATAAAGTAAAAGCTCTGTACGAAAGTAAGCTGAGACAACTGAAGGCTAAGGAACGATTACAACAATTATTCACGTATGAACGATTATATGGAGATGGCTTCGTAAGTATTGGAACAATAGAGAAAAGAGAGTACTCTCTAAGTGAGCCATTAGACTTTGAAAATATTAAAAGTGTTCCATATATTAATGCATTTTCAGGCAAAAAGATTAGTAATAGAATTATTGATGAAGATGTTTTTAGTCCAAACTATGGACAGATTGAATCTTTTGAAGTCAATAATAGATCAAACAACAGTCGCATACACCTTCTAAATAATACGACTTACAGCAGAGCTACAACAATTCATAGGTCACGAGTTTTACATCAACAAAATTTGAGATTTGAAGATGAATTAGAAGGATCATCTTTATTAGAGAATCTTTATGATATCTTAACTGTAGCTGACACTTCTGTTTGGTCAGTCGGACAAATTCTGTATGATTTTATTTTTAAAGTATACAAGTCAGCAGATGTTAGAAGTCTTACACCACAAGACAAACTAGAAATTGAAACTAAGATGGATTATCAATTCAGAACAGAAGCAATTGCTATCATAGACAAGGAAGAAAGTCTTGGTAAAGAGAGTTCTTCGGTAGCAGGTATCGGTGAACTACTGGATTTTGTTTGGGATTACTTAGCAGGTGCTGCTCGAATGCCCAAAACTGTCTTGAAAGGGCAAGAAGGTGGTACAGTTACTGGAGCACAATATGATGTCATGAACTACTATTCTCGTATAACTGCTATACAAGAAAATCAGTTAAGACCACACCTTGAATATCTCATGCGGTGTCTAATGTGGGCAGAGGACGAATGTGGTGGTCGACTTGACCCTGATTCAATCGAATGGTCCGTTGAATTCAATCCACTTTGGAATGTGGACAGCAAAACTGATGCTGAAATAAGGAAACTTACTGCTGAGACAGACAAAATATACATCGAGGCAGGCGTTTCTGATCCTGATGATGTTCACGAAGCTCGCTTTGGTCGTTTTGGCATAACAGAAACCTCTAAATTTAACGCGGATAGCTTGTCCAGGGATGAGTTAGATAAGATGGCTGCTGTAGTTTATGAAAATTACAAACAGGACAGAGATAATGAAAAATAATCCAAAAACGAGATATCCGTTACGTTTAGAAGAAAGCTATGCCAAAAACATTCAGAAGGCCGTAAAAGAAATAGAAAAAGTTTCGTTATATGAATTTGATAAGTATTTAGCACCGATGATAGATGAAAATAAGCTAGTAAATGATTCAAAGTTTATTCAAGACGGACTATTCGATGCCGCATCGAAACTAATCAAAAATGCGCAAACATACTTTTTAGGTATTCTTCAAAACAGAACCGCACAAAAAATAGTTCGTAAGTATATTAATAGTGTGAATGCGTTTAATAAGTCTAATGTGAACTCTCAACTTAGTGCTAGAGGAATAAATCCACTACAGACTGAAAAATGGTTAGACAGCTATGTTCAAGCTAAAATAGCGGAAAACATCAGTTATGTCACTAATATTCGTGATGATTACTCAAAAAAGTTTGAACAGGTTATTTATCGCGGAATCACAGAAGGCAAATCTTCAAACGAGATAAGAGAAGAGCTTGTTCATCAAGCTGGTATGTCATCAGACAAAGCAGCGTTTATTGCTCGTGATCAGACAGGTACTATTTTAGGTCAGATGAATAGTGAACGCCAAAAACGAGCGGGATTTCAAGCTTTTAGATGGAGTGATAGTGGAGATGAACGAGTTAGGGATTCTCATCGAGAACGTAACGGGAAGATTTACTTTTATGCTGATAATCCATTATTACCAGGCGAAGAATATAATTGTCGCTGTGTTGCTGAACCAGTCGACGATGAAGAATTGCTTGAAGAAAGCATTGATCTTGGCCTTTCTAATCAAGAAGAGCATGCGGTCAAGACATATGTTAGCTCTGAAGCTTACAAATTAAACGATAAGCTAAGAAATGGTTATCAGTTAGATGAAAGCGACTTGAAATTGATAGACAATTTAGACAAAGCGTTAGACAAAATGACCAACTATGATGGTGAAGTAACACGTTCCATGTTTTTTGATAGCAGTGATGATCTAGTGAAGTTTGCTAACAACTACAATTTAAATGATGTTGTTCAATTTCCTGAATACATTTCGACTACAAAAGACATTTACTCAGAGCAAGACTCGTTAAGATTTGTTATAATGAGCTCAACTGGAAAAGATTTAGGTTCTTACAACAAGTCTGAAAAAGAAGTTCTGTTTAATCGTGATGCCAAGTTTATTGTTAAAGATAGATATTTATTGGATGGAAAACCATATATAGTACTGGAGGAGTACCATGAATAAAGATGAGAAAAACAAACGTAGATGGGAAGACGTTCCCAAATCAAAAAGTCTAGGTTACCCAGATGAGATGACAAAAAAAGAAATAGATACATCGAAAAAGAAAGATAAAGATTTCATGCAGCAATTGAAGAAATCTTTAAAAGAAAAAGAAGAGTAGCACCGACCTTATAGGTTGGGGCTATTTTTTATACTCAAAAAACAGGAGGGACATTAATGGATAGTCAAAAATTTATTGATTTATGTAAAAAGCATGTAGTTGATTTTGCTAACAGTCAATTGGATTACACAGATCAAAAAAAAATAAGCGAGTCTGATATTTACGTGGTCTGGTTAGCGAAAACCCTGCAAAATAATAAAGCATTGTTAAGTACCAATCTATTTGATGGTATGTATTACGAAGTTACCTTCGACGGTGATAAAAATGAACTATATTTCGATGCTTATAAAAAGTGGAGAAATATCAGGTTTGATGTAACTGAAGGAGGTGATCAAAATGGCTAAAGAGAAAAAAGCTTCTAGTAAAGAAGAAAACAAAAAAGAGTTGTCAAAAACTACGCAGAAAACGACTCATACTGTTTCTGAAGGAGAAACTGCTAGTGAAATTGCGACACGCTATCATATGAGCCTACGAAAATTACTGGATCTTAATGAGTTAGAATCGAGTAATCAAGTAACCGAAGGCATTCGCTTATTAGTCGAATAATGGGGTGAAGACATGGTAATTAGATATGACAAAGCCTTTATTAAGGATTTTAAAGAAACTGATGAAGGTTATTTGACAATCACAGCTTGTCCAATTACACGACCAGGTGTTTTCCCTTACCGTCGAACTGATGGCGGATTATCAATGGAGGCAAAATTGCCTGATGAATTATTTTCTAAGACAACTGTACTTTCAGCAAATGCTAAGCCAATGACTGATGATCATCCGACCGAACCAGTAACAGCAGCTAATTACAATAAATATTCAAAAGGCATGACTCATAATGATGCTCACGTTTTAGATAATAAGCTATTGGTTTCGTTCACAGTTACAGATGCAGAGACAATAAAGAAAATTAACGATGGAAAACGAGAACTGAGCATCGGCTTTCAAGCAGATGTTTCAAAAGAAACTGGCGTGTATAATGGCATGCAATATGATTCCGTTCAGAGAAACATGCAAATTAATCATATTGCTATAGTAGATGAGGGGAGAGCTGGTCCCGAAGTTGCTATTCGGGGAGATTCAGTCGCTTTCATGATTGATACTAAAGATAAACAAACAGGAGGAAATGGAATGTCTAAATTAATTATTGATTCAAAGGAATTTGAAGTGGATTCAATTGTAAAAGCAAAATTTGAATCTTTAGAAGCAAAATTAGATGCAGCCGAACAACGTAAAGCAAACGTTGAGAAATTAGAAGGTGAGCGAGATGCTTTAAAAGCTCAAATTGATAAGTTGAATAAGGAAATTGACGAAGCAAAGAAAAAAGAAGTAACTGCAGATGCTTTGGATAAGCGTGTTCAAGATCGTGTTGATCTAATTAATAAAGCACAAAAGTTTCTTGGTGATTCAGTTGATTTCACTGGCAAATCTGATCGTGAAATTAAAGAATCAGTAATTGCCAAAACATCACCTGACTTTAAAGGTGATGGAAAATCTGACGATTATATTGCAGCATACTTTGATTCAGCAGTTGCAAATGTGGAGAAAAAAGGATTTACAAATCCAGCAGCGTTCAACGATGCAAAAGATAAAGATAAAGAAGCAGCGGAAGAAATTGAAAAACAAAAAAATAACCGTTTGAACATGAACAAAAAGGAGGATAAATAACTATGACTATTCCTTATCCAGAAAAGTATATGAAGCCTGAACTTGGTATTGGGAAATTAGCTAATTATCAAGGTGTACAAGCAGATAGTCTTGTCGTTGGTGTTGGTGGTTTAGGTTTCGGTGTCGGCGTGCAAGTAACAGAAGACGTTGCTACCACATATAAAGATGGGCAATTTTATGGTATTTCATATGCTAAAAATTATGTAGAAGAAATCCCTTATGGAGATGCAGAAAAAGTTGGTAAATATAAAGAACACGAAATGGTACCAATTTTACGTAAAGGGGCTATTTGGGTGAAAGTTGATGAAGATGTTTTAGCAGGAGAAAATGCAAAAGCTTTATCAACTGGAAATTTTGGAAAAGCAACTATTAGTTCTGATCCAGCTACGACACCATCAGATACCGTGATTGGTACATTCAAAACATCGGCATCAGCTGGTAGTTTAGCAGTTTTACAAATTAACTTACCTTAAAAAACTAGGAGGACAACTAAATGGGAAATGATGTAACAGCAACTTTAGAAGCACGTGACCTACAAGCAATTGATAAGGTCATTTATCAAGCACCACAGGAAGAACTTGTGGCGCGAACCATGTTTAATGTTAAAACAGATATCAATCCAGGAGCGGAAACATACGCATATAATGTTATGACTAGAAGTGGCGCTGCAAAAATTATCGCGAATGGCGCAGATGATCTGCCTTTAGTTGACATTGATATGAAACGTTATCAATCACCAATTTTTACAATTGCTGCTGGTATTCGTTATAGTCGACAAGAAATTCGTCAAGCTCAAATGATGGGAACTTCAATTGATGCAACAAAAGCAGAAGTGGCACGGCGTACTATTGCTGAAAAAGAAAATAGCTTTATTTTTGTGGGAGATCCTAAAGTAAACCATAAAGGTGTTGCGAATGCTGAAGGTATTCAAGTTATTAATTCACCTAAGAAGTGGAAAGAAATGACTAGTGAAGAGATTGTTGAACAATTACGTACATCTCGAGCTAAAATTACTATTATTCCAGGATTTAAAGGATCTAGTCTAAAATTAATGGTTGCTCCAGAACAATATGAAGAATTGAATCGTCGTTATGGTGAATATGATGCACGATCAATTATGAAAGTTGTTCAGGAGAATGGCTGGTTTTCATCTATTGAGCAAGTTTATGATTTAAAAGGTGTAGGTACTGATAATTCTGATTCATTTATTATCATGGATACAAAACCATCAACTTGTGAAATTTTACTTCCAGAAGACATCGTCCGTTTAGAAGTTGAATGGTCTTTTCCAAATTGGAAAGTACCATTTGTAGAACGTTGTGGTGGTGCGTTAATTATAACGCCATATGCAATTGTTCGTGTGGATGGTATTTAAAAATAAGGAGGTAAAGATTATGTTAGTACACAATAAAGGTTCATATATTAGACATATTGGAAATATTCGATTAATTCCAGGAGTAAATGATTTAGATAATTCAGATGCTGAAGCATTTATTAAAGGTATGGAATTACCATTAAATAAATCGTTGGAAAGATTAGGAGAAATTGAGATTTTGGACCATATAACAAAAGGAAAATCAAAAAAAGCAGTTGGTTTTACTGAATTGAGTGCCAATAAAGCAGTAGAATCCATTGCTGATACGTTCGATTTAGAATTGTTGGAAAAATGGTTGGAAGAAGAGCAAGCAAACAAAAATCGCACAACTGTAGTCAAAGCAATCGAAAATCAAATTGATGATATTAAAAACCCTGATGAAGACAGCGTAGTTAATCCAGAATAGGAAGTGGTACTATGCCAAAAAGCACAGTTGAAAATGTTAGGTTAACAGCTGCAGAACTAGTAGGGGTTAACAATGATTCTATTAAGTTGTTTATTGATGATGCTTGGCTAGAAGTAGATGCATTGCCATTTAAAGAAGAGGTTAAGGAGAAAGCGTGTCGCTATCTCGCTTGCCATCTAGCCGTTTTGAACAACCAAAATACTAAATCCGAGCAAGTAGGCTCGCTAAAAAAAGAGTATTCGGGTTTTCACTCAACTTTTACCGACCTAAAAAGAACCGTTTATGGCCAAGAGTATTTACGTCTTTACAACGAATACGCTAAAAAAGGTTCATTGAGTTTGGTAGTGATTTAATGAAAATAAATGAAATAAACAAAATTCCTCAAATTATTAAAGAATTATCCTTGCTAAAAAGATTTGTTATACAAATCGGAATATTTGGCTCGGATGATTCTTTTATGGCTATGATTGCAAACGTCCATGAGTTCGGTTGTACGATAAAACCTAAAGGAAAATACTTAACTATTCCTCTATCAAAAAAATATAAAGGAAAAAGTCCGAGAGATTTTGATCTATTCTTTATGCAAACAAAAGAAGGGCATAAGTTTTTAGTAATGAACAAAGGAAAAGATCAGCTTGAGTTTGCATATATGTTAACTGAGAAAATCACAATACCAGAGCGTTCATTCTTGCGCTCGACTTTTGATGAGAAAAATAAAGAGTGGTCAGATTATTCTTTGACGTTAGTTAAAAAAGTAGTAGATGGAGAATTGACCGCTAATGAATTAATGAATCACTTAGGCCTGCGCATTCAGCGAGATGTTCAGCGAACGATTAGAAATTTATCTGATCCACCTAATTCACCAATAACAATTCATAATAAAAAATCAAGTAATCCGTTAATAGATACAGGGCGTTTAAGGCAGTCTGTAACATATAAGGTGGTGAAAGGCTGATGCAAAAACTAGACTTCACTTCTGTTTTGGATAGTTTTGGTATTCCAATTACCCTACTAGTCAAACCTGAAAAAGAAGGCACCTATGTTCATGGAGAGTGGTTTCAAACTCCTTATGAATCATGGGAAAAGAGAGAACTGAACGATCCTGTAATTCCAAGTAGTCTCATCACACAATTGCCAATGCAGGCTAAATATGGAGACGGTGGTAGATATGAAGAATACGATTTGATTTGGTTCTCATCTGAACAAGTACCTATAAAATCACGAATTTTAAAAGAAAATAGGGTCTATTCAGTAGAATCTATAACACCGTATACTGATTATTCGAATGTTACGCAATATGGTTTAAAGGCGGTGCAGGGTCATGACTGAAAGTTATAACTATGGTTTGTTGGCAAATAAGCTGATAGAAGTTGTCCAAAAAGGTACGGGATGTCAACTTATTGAAAGTAGTACAGCTGGACCTCAACCAGACAAACCATTTTTTTCCTATGAAGTCATCTCGCCGTACATTCCAGTGACGATAGATGTCACTGATAATGAAGTATTTGAATTAGTAGTGTCTATTAAATGTCACACTGATTCTAGTATTCAGGCGCTTAATTTATCAGAGCAATTGAGGAAATATTTGAATAGCTTTTCTGTAAAAGTGGGATTACAAAATTCAAGAATAATATTAGTTAAAACAACCCAATCTAAAAAACGAGATAATTTCATTAGTATTGATTACGAACGTCTAGCTGGTTTTGATGCTCGTTTTAGAGTTCAAGACAGTTATGTTGACAATGCGGTAATTATCGAAAATATCGAATTACAGGAGGAAAACAAATGATTGAAAAAATTACAGATGTTAATGTAAAAATTGACATTATGCATCCACAGCCCATTGTTGGATTAGGAAATCCAGCAATTTTTGTTCAAGGATCTACTCAAAACTATAAAGAATATACAAGTTTAGAAACATTAGCAAAAGATTTTGCTACAACAACTACTGTTTATAAAAAAGCAGAAACTATTTGGAAACAGGAAAACAAACCACAAACTATTGCAGTAGTAACTTTTGTAGCAGACAAACCTTCTGAACCAGAGCAACCAGATAGCTTAATTGCTGGAAGTGGAATTATCGCCGCAGCTACAAGTTACTTTTATAATGATTGGCATTTTGCATTATTAGCCAACTTTGTCGAGGCAGATGCTTTGGCACTATCTAATTTAATTGAAGAAAACGAATTTAAGTTTTTAGTAATTCAGACAGCTACAGTTGACGAATTAACAGTTTTTACAGGGAACAATCTAACTATCGGTTTAGTTCATCCGTTAGAAGAATTTTTAGATGCTGCATTAATTGGTAATACTGCAAGCTTAACAGTCGGAAGTGTTACTTGGAAATTCCGACATAATTTAGTAGGGATTACACCTAACACATTAACTACCTCTCAACTACAAGCGATTGAGAAAGCTAATGCTATTGCTTATGTATCAAAAGCGGGAATCCCCCAAACATCAGAAGGAAAAACAATGAGTGGCGAATTTATCGATGCCCTGCATGGGGATCACTGGGTTAAATCAAACATTGAAACAAATGTTCAGCGCTTGTTATCAACGACAGATAAATTAACTTTTGATTCTAATGGAATTGCTTTATTAGATACAACCGTTGCAAATGTTTTGGAAACTGCATTTAATAACGGAATTGTAGATATTGTAGATGAAACTGGTGTTGGAAATTATAGTGTGACTGCTTTGGGACGTCAAGATTTAAATCCAGATGACATTGCAGCACGAAACTATAAAGGATTATCATTTAAATACAAACGTTCTGGAGCAATTCACACTGTTGATGTTACTGGAACAATTGAAGTCTAAAGGGGGAACTAACTAATGCAAAGCATGACAACTTATGATGCCAAAGAGGTATCTACTATTATTGACAATGTCGTCCAATTTGGCTTTCAAGATGGTGACATGGTATCTTTTTCAAAAGATAATTCGTATATTGAAGTACAAACAGATGCTCAAGGACAATCTAGTGCTGCGAAGAACAACGATAATTTAGGGACTTTTACAATTAACTTGTCTCAAAACTCACCATGTAACAAACAGCTGATGGCTTTAGCTAACGGTCGTAAAGAATTTGCAATTTCTGTGACACATTCAACTGAAAAAGCATGGGCATCAAAAGCCTATATTGAAAAAACGCCTGATGGATCGTTTGGTAAAGGCGTTCCAACTCGCTCTTACACGATTAAAGCATTAGATTACAAACACGAATATAACTAAGCACTTAACATCTCGTTAAGTGCTTTTTATTTAACTTTAGGAGGAATTTATCATGACAAAAAAAGATGAAGTAAAAGAATTAGAAGCGAAAAATAACATTCCAGAAGCAGAAAAAAAACCATTTAATAAGTTCGGAAAACAAGAAAAACATACTGTTGAAGATGTGGAATACACATTTCAATTTCCTGGAACACGCGCAGCCCAAGCGATTTTAGATAACTCAAAAGGACCATCAAATACTTTTTCTGACGTTGCTTACCACACGCAACTTATGGACTCAGTTATTGTTACACCAAAATTGAACTGGGACTATTGGGATGAACACGAAGGATATCGTGAGGTTATGGCATTAGCCGACAACTTTCTTGGTCGAATGCTTAACTAGCCCTAATCCGAGAATTACGGAAAGAGAAGTTCAAAAAGATATGTTTAGGTGGCTGCCTGTAATTGCAGGCATTGCCACTAAAGATGAAGTCGAAATTGCCACGGCAGAGGAGCTAGCAGTTTGGAACGAAGTAGCATATCAAAAAATAAATCTAACTAAATCAAGAGGAGGTGTCATCTAATAATGGCAGATGCGTTACGTAGTTCAGTAATCGAACTCGATTGGAAAATAAATAATAGATCGTTAGAGCGTGCCAATGAAGAAACTGATAAAATTCTTGCTAAAGCTGCACGAATGGAAGGTACTTATCAAAATTCAGCAAAATCCATAGATGGCGCCACAACCTCTTTAAAAAGAAATAGTGAAGGTTTAAAACAAAATACAGATAAAGTTGTCCAGTTCGGAAATCGAGCAAAAGATTCTATGCAAAAGACGACAAGCTCTGCTAAACAAACTGAAAAACAAGTAAAAGATGTTGGAAGTCAGTTTGATAAAAGTAAAAATTCTGCAAGTGTTTTCGCTCAATCTAGTGCAACATCTCTAAAAGTAGTTGGAAAAGCTGCGAAGGGTGTACAAACAAGTATTGGCCATATAGGTACTGTTGCAACAAAGGCTTCAGATGTTGCTTGGAATGCTTTTACAAAGATAAGAAATGGTGCAATGATAGCTGGTGCAGCAATCGCAGGAGCAGGCAAAAAGGCCTTTGACTATGCATCTGATACTAATGAAGCTTTAAACAAAGTAGAAGTAGCTTTTGGTGATAATAATAAAGTTGTGGAAGATTGGTCGAAGTCCACACTGACTAATATTGGTTTGGCACAAGGTACAGCGTTAGACTTAGCAGCTACATATGGAGATATGTCAACTTCAATGGGTATTGGTACAGAAGAAGCTGCAAAAATGTCTACTTCATTAGTTGACTTGGCAGGAGATCTTGCTTCATTTAAAAATATAGGAATTGACCGTGTAAATACTGCATTAAATGGTGTGTTCACTGGTGAAACTGAGGCGTTAAAAGGTTTGGGTATTGTTATGACTCAAACCAATTTGGAGCAGTTCGCAATGGCTAGTGGAGCGTTACAATCATCAATAGATAATTCTAAGGCTGCAAAGAATGCCATGGCAAGAGAAAAAGCTCAAGATCGTTTAAATAAAGCCATTAAAAAACATGGTGAAAATTCAATTGAAGCTAGAGATGCGCAGTTAAAATTAACAGAAGCAGAATCTAAAGGTGAAGAGGTTCAACAAGCAAAATTAGATTCTCTAAGTCAGGAAGAATTAGTACGCTTACGTTATAACTACGTAATGTCTAAAACTAAGAACTCCCAAGGCGATTTTGCAAGAACAAGTGATCAAGCTGCAAATGCCACCCGTGTTTTTACAGAGTCAATAAAGGAAACGTCTGCAAAGTTAGGGCAAGGTTTATTACCAATATTTACACCATTAATTATCAAAGCAACAGATTTTGTAAAAAAAGGTGAAGAAATACCAGATATGTTAGAAAATGTCGGCGCAAAAATTGAGCCTACAGCAAAACAAGTAATAAGGTATTTTGGTCAAGCAAAAGATTATTTTATTGATGAAGTAATTCCTACAGCTAAAAAGGTAGGTAAAGCTATAGGACCTGGTATTGCAGAAGGCGCAAAAGATATGTTTAATCTAATGGATAAAGGGTTTAAATATATTATAAAACCAGGCATTCGTGTACTAAAAGAGTTTACTGATGAAAATCCTGTGGCTATGAAACAAGTTGGTAAATGGGCCGCTTATGGAATTGGCGGTTTGCTAGGGTTTAAGCTAATAGGAAAACCGCTGTTGGGCGTCTCAAAGGGAATTTTAGGTATTATTGGTAAACTAGAAAAGCTTGGGAACACTGCTCAGAGAGAAGCTTTTAAAACAAGAAAAGCTTTAGAAGATGTTGATTCTGCAGCTCAAAAAGCTAGCGCACCAACGCATACTACTGCTAGTCCAAGTATACAGGAATCCTTACCTGTTGGATCTGTTGGCAAAATAGGAAAAGGTACTAAACTTTTTGGCGGAGTGAGAAGGTTTGCCAAATCGGTTCCTTTATTGTCTTATATTTCTGCAGGTTTGACTTTAACTCAAATTAATAAAAATAATAAATTTGAAAAAATTGGTGATTCGCTAGGTTCTATTGTAGGTGGCGCATTAGGCGCTAAAGCAGCAACATTAGCTGGCGCAAAATTGGGTGCAGCAGCAGGGACAACATTTGGTCCGTTAGGTACTCTAATTGGTGGCGTTTTAGGAACAGCTGCAGGATCAATTTTTGGAAGTAAATTTGGAAAGAAACTGCAAGAAAAATGGCCCGATATCTCTAAAAAAATTAGTGAATTATGGGAATCTTCAAAGGATAATTTTTTATTGGGTCCTCTAGTTCAAGGTATTGATAAAGCAGTCAAAAAAAGCAAATCAGGAATAAAAGAAATCAAAGCTTCAGCAAAAGATTTATTCGAAAAGCCGTTTGATAATACTACTAAATCTGGTAATGGTGTATCTAAAGCTACTGCTAAGCGGATGAACTCTTTTATGAAAAACTATGAGCTTCTTGTTAATCAAGACACTACAGGTAAAATTGAAGGACGAGTTCTCACCAATGAAGAAGTTACTAAGCGATATAAAGCTTTAGAAGACATGCAGAATCAAGTTACTAAACAGCTGGATAAAAAGAAAGATAAATCTAATAGCAATCTTGATAAATTAGCTGGTATGGGACTTCTAAATGAAAAGGATGCACAAGGAGCCAAGGCTGCCGCTGACGAATTAGCAAAAGTACGAACAAATATGTTCTCTGAAAAAGTTCAAGATTTCAAGAAATTAGAAAAACAAGAATATGATGAATCTATTACTGCTACAGAGTATTACACAAATCGTATCAATGAAATCAAAGAAAAAGCAAGATTAGAAAATCGAGAACTATCAGAAAACGATAAAAAAGAAATTGAATCGTTAGAAAAAACCTCAGCTGCTGCTGTACGTGCTGTTGAAGAAAAACATGCTGCTGCTAATAAGTCGATTCATGAAGATATGAAAAATCAAGCTGTTGTTGCATTATCAGATTCAGCTAAAGAGCAAAAAATCATTATGGGTAATTTGAAAAATGCATCAGGTGAGATTAGCGCGCAACAGGCTGCTGATGCTGTAGCAGCTTCATATAAAGCAAAAGAAGGTACAATTAAATCTGCAAATGAAAAATATGAAGAAACAAAGCGCATTTTAGATGAAGAAAGATATGTCAATGGTACTATTACTCAACAACAATATGATGATGCATTAAAAAAAGCCCAAGAACAAAGAGACGGTGTAGTCAAAGAAGCAGAAAAACAACATGAAGATGTTGTAACACAGGCTAAAAAGCAAGCGGAAGGTCATCTTGAACAAGTGGACTGGGAAACTGGACAAACATTATCTAAATGGGAAGTCTTTAAAAAGGATTCCAAAAAGAAATTTAAAGAGATTTGGGACGGAACAGTTGAAGGCGCTAAAAGTTTTGGTAAGGCCTTTGGTGAAGCTATGGATAAAGTTGTGTCTGGAGCATTAGAAACTTGGGATAATTTTAAAACAGGACTCGCCGATAAAGTAAATGCTGTTACAGGTGGTATTAATGTCGTATTAGATTTCTTTAGTATTCCTAAAATACCAGAATGGAAACCGAATACACCTAATTCTACTAAAAACAAGCATGGTCGCTCTTTTAGCACAGGATCTCGTGGTGCATCATACAGTGGTCAAGCTCTAGTTGGTGAAGAAGGTGTTGAATTAGCATATAACAAGAGCACTTCTTCAATGCGTTTATTAGGATCAAATGGTCCAGAAGTTACTAATGTAACATCGGGTGAACGGATTTTAAACCATTCAGATACAAAAGCTGTATTAAATGGTGGTATGGGGCAAGGAACAGTTTTACCAGGTTTCCATAAAGGTAAAGGAAATGGGCTTTCTGATTTTGTTGATAGTGCTAAGGATTTCGGTGCAAATACTGTTGATAAATTAAAAGACTTTGGATCTAATGCAGTAGATAAAGCAAAAGAAGTAGGAACGAAAGCTATAGAAAAAACTAAAGATATAGCTGAAACAGCAAAAGATTGGCTATCAGACCCGATTGGAAAAGTGACTGGCTTATTTAATAAGCATAACACTTATAAAAAGGGTAAAAATATCCTAGGTTTGGGACATGGTGTCATGAACAAACTAAAAGACACCAGTGCCGAATGGGTGAAAAATAAACTTGAAGCTTTCAAAGGTTTTTTTGATTCGGAAGATGGTGTCTCTTTTGGCTCAGGTGCTTTTGCTCCACATTTTGGATCACCATTTGTTCGTACTTCTGATTATGGTAAGCGACCAGGCCTCTATGGGGATTTTCACACGGGTATTGATTATGCTGCTCCAACTGGAACGCCTATTCCAGCTCAATATCCTGGTTTGGTTGATTGGGTTCAATCTTCTTCCATTGGATTAGGTGAGCACGTAGGAATTAAAGTTGCTGATAATCTATGGGCTATGTATGGACATATGAGCCGCATAAGAGCTAAGATGGGCGATAAAGTTAAAGCTGGTCAAATCGTCGGTGATGTAGGTTCTTCTGGTTGGTCAACTGGTCCTCATGTTCATTATGAACTTAGAAAAGGCGGACCAAATGGCCAACACGTAAATCCTGATACTTATGGCGGAGCTGCTGGTGGTGTGGCGGTAGGTGCTGCAGGATGGGGTCCTCAAGTTAGAAAAGCTGCAAAACAAATGAATCAACAAGTAAGTGATGCAGAAGTAAACGGCATTTTAGCTCAAATACAGAGGGAGTCTAGTGGTAACCAAAGTATTATTCAAAGTTCTGCTGTTTGGGATGTAAATACAGCTAGTGGTAACCCAGCTCGAGGATTGCTTCAGTACATTCCTCAAACTTTTGATGCATATAAAGTACGTGGATATGAAAATATAATGAATGGTTTCCATCAACTAATGGCATTTTTCAATAATTCTAATTGGAGAACAGATTTGCCGTATGGACATTCTGGATGGGGACCAACAGGTCATAGATTAAGGGCTTATGCAAAGGGAGGCCGCCCTTCAAAAGGTGAAACAGTTTTAGTAGGAGAGAATGGACCAGAATTGTTCGAAGCAGATACAGCTGGAACTGTACATCCTCATGAAAAAACTAAAGCGCTCTTTAATCAAGGATCTCCATCTGTTAATTTTAGTCCTAATATTACTATCAATGTTGGGAATAATTCTGATAAATCTGTTGTTGGTGATATTAAAGAGGCTGTAAGACAAGCATTAGAAGATGAGTATGCAAAATTACTTAATATTCTAGGAACAGGAGAGGTTGTTTAATGGGATACATTCAGAGTGGTAAATCTAAAGTTGAGATTGTAAACGTCAGTGAGACTGTAACCAGTGCTGCTAATGTATCTCAATATCCTGTTGAATCAGGAGCACCAATCACTGACAATATGATGTATACAGGCGGTCCAGTCACAATTAGTGGCTGGATTCTCGCTAAAAATGGTAACGCTGCAGAGCAAGCTTACAATACATTAGTTGCATGGCAAAAAGATGTTCGTTGGATTGTTTATCGAGGCAGATCATATTTTAAAAATGCAGTTATACAAGATATCAGTAAAGGGTATGACACAGTGGAAAATGGTTTCACTATAACAATTACGTTACAACCCATACGTGTAGCTAAGACTATTTGGGAGAAGATTCCACAACCGCCAGTTGCAAAACAACCTTCGAAACCAAGTAATGCGGTATATGTGACAGTTCAGCCAGGAAATACTTATTGGGGTTGGTGGCAACAATATGGTACGTCTATTCAGCAATTAAGAGATTGGAACAAGTGGCCAGATAGATTTATACCCATAGGCGCTCGTGCGCGTGTGAAATGAGGTGACTAAATGTCTTTAAGAGCATATATTCCTATTGATAAATATTCATTACCTGAAAAATTCGAAATACCTTTAGGTAATACAAATTACATTTTTGAGGTGGACTATAATCAAACAGAAAAATTTTTTACTGTAGATCTATATGACATAGATCATACACCGATAGCTATTGGTGAGCGTATGGTAATCGATGAAAGACTTTGGCAAGACATTGTAGATACTCGTTTACCTTCAGCAGATTTGGTGCCGATGGATGAGTCGGGAGCTTCAAAAGAAATAACTTTTGAAAATTTTGGTATTCAGGTTTTCCTTTATATAGATGATTTACCTCCGAATTATAATGTTCCAAGTTTGGAAAGGGAAGATAATTAAATGGGAAATACGCAATGGCAACGATTATTACAAATTGAAATACACGACAAGAATGGGAAGAATCGAGTTCTACTAAGAGCTGATTCAGGCAGGTTGGATCGGTTAGAAATTCACTTTACAGCACCTTTTTCTGACTCACCTAATCCATCTGAAGTGAGTGTGACAATATACAATTTAAATAAAAAAAGTATTGATTTTATTAAGAAAGGAAATCCAGTCTATATCCACGCAGGATATGCAGGTACTTCAAATGGAGTGATTACGTCAGGAACGATAGCAGAAGTAAAACCCTCTGTTCTAAACGGAGTAGATAGAGCAACAACATTTACTTTTTTAGAAGGTAAAGATTACTCGGAACAAAAAGAAGTAAATATTACTTTTAATAATGGAACGGATGCTCATACTATTATAAATCGAGTTGCTAGGGAAGCAAATATTCCTTTGTCAGAAATTAAGTTAAAAAATAATAAAATATATGGGTCTGGCTACACAGCTGATGGCCAAGCAATGATGGTTTTAGAAGAGATTTCCAAAGCTTGTGACACATCACTATATTTTAAAAGAGGTCAACTTGTAATTAAAAATTTTCGAGATGGAAATAAAGAGAGATACAGATTAAGTCCTGAAACGGGACTTATTAACCAACCAACAAAAGTTGAAAGTCATGATTATACTGGTTGGTCTGTTGAGTGTCTTTTGCAACATAAAATCACTACAGGTACAGCAGTCTATATCGATTCAAAAAATGTAAAAGGAAATTTTTATGTAAAAAATGGCCAGCACTCCTATGATGGTAGTCGATTTGTTACAACGTGTGAGGTGGTAACCTAATGAAAGAAACTGACTTAGCTTTTTTTCGATCATTTAAAAATAGAATTTTAAAAGAAATTAATGTTATGCAACTATGTCGAGTTGTCACTGTAAAAGGTGCAAGAGCTGATGTTCAGCCAATGGCATTAAAATCAGATGGAGGCAAAAGAGCATTAATACTAAACGCGTTGATCACTAAGCATTGTCAGTCTGATATCTCACAGGGAGCGGTTGTAGTAGTAGTTTTTTGTGATCGTGACATAGATAATTATAGAAGTTCTGCTGATTATTCATTATCATCTGATAGAATGCATAGTCAAAATGACGCTGTTATTATGGGGGTGATTGCTTAATGAGGGATTTGAAAATAGTCAATGGAGACTTATCATTTATTGACTATGGAATTTTACTAGTTGAAGGAGATTTAGAACTTGCACAAAGTGTATTCATGATCTTATCAATACGACTAGAAGAATTTAAATTAGATACATCCGTTGGTTTAGAAAGTGATAATATGTTTGGAAAAAATTACAATGAAGATTACTTGAAACAAGATATTACAGAAGCGATTTTAGATCAAGAACCTAGAATTAATAGTATTGAAAATATAGAAATTGTAAGAAACAATAGACAGTTGAATATTACAGTGGAGATGCTATCAACATTAGGTGATGAAGTGGAGGTGGTAATACGTGCTTGATGAAAATGGATTTAAAAGAAAAACATATGATGAAATACTCTATGATATGTCTGAAAAGGCAAAAGCCTTGTTTGGTTCGGATGTTAATGTTTCAGGACATTCTGTTCTGGGTATCATTATTCGTATCGTTGCATGGTTTTTATCTATATCTCATGAACTAACTGAAAGAGTTTATTATAGTGGCTTCATAAGTCAAGCTACAGGGGTTTCATTGGATCGTTTAGGTGCGAATAGTGGTATCTATAGAAATCCAGCTACAGTTGCAATGGTTGAGCTGGAGTTCTCAGGAAAACCTGGTTACATCATTAATGAAGGCGTACGTTTTTCAACAGAAAATAAAGTTATGTTTCAGATGATTGATATAGTCAAAATTGATGATAATGGATTTGGGAAAGGCCGCGCAATTTCTTTAGAAGAGAATGCTAGTTCAAACGTACCAGCTAATACTATTATAGTACAAGTGGAACCTACTGAAGAAATATCATCTGTTAATAACCCTGCTAGGGCTGAGGGTGGGGCAAAACGTGAAACAGATAAAGCCTATCGCGACCGAATTGGTATTTCTGTTCGTGGGAATCCTGGACCGCCAATAAACGGAATTCTAACTGCTTTGCTAGAAGTTAGTGGGGTACGGACCGCTAGTGTTGTTGAAAATAAAACAATGGAAACTGATTCGTATGGTAATCCACCCAAGTCGGTACATGTGCATATTTTAGGTGGAGTGAAAGACGATATTGGGCAGGCAATTTTTAAAAGTGTTGCCGCTGGGATTGACACTGTTGGTAATCAGGAAGTTGAAGTAAAAGACTTAGGAGGATTTAGTCATATTGTTAAATTTGATTATGCAAAATCTGTTCCTATTTTTGTGAATATTTCTATTCAAGTAGATTCAAAATTTGAAAAAAACGGACAAGAAGAAATAAAAGTTATAGTAAATAATTACATTAACAATCTGACTATGGGTGAAGTAGTCAGATTTTCTTATATTTATCCATTAATTTATCAAATACCAGGCGTTGTTGTCGCTGATGTAAAAATTGGATTATCTACTGAAACTACCGAAGCCAAAGACATTAATCTGAATCCAAATGAGTCAGCTGAATGTAAAACAGAGAATGTGGTGATTACTAGTGACCAAAAAGCTTAGAGATTATTTACCAGATCTATTCAATCGAGAAAATTCAAATATTTCAAAACTTCTTGAAATTATTGAGTTTGAAATTAAAGACTTGACTGATTTGCTGAATAAAGTAGCAAACTGGCGATCGATAGATGAAGCACGAGGGAAAGGACTAGATGAATTAGGTGCTAATGTTGGACAAGCGAGAGGAAAAACGACTGATGAAATATATAGAGTATTGATTCGTGGAAAGGTAGCTAGAAATACAAGCGATGGATCAATCGACAAAATGTTACATGCAATTGCGACATCTTTAAATTGTCATCCTAGTGATATCCATATTATATCAGCTAATGAGACGGTAGATGAAAAAGAACCTGCTTGTGTAATCATAAAAAAAGCTCCTCTTGACTACTTGAATAGTTCGGGTCTAAGTATTAGTCAATTTTTACAAATTGTCGAGAGTATCAGTGCTGGAGGCATTAGAGTAGCCTACGTTAATTTGGAGGGAACTTTTTCATTTTCAAGTACGACTGATATAGAGATTAGTAAAGAAGGATTCGCTGATATTGATGGTAATGTCGGAGGAACTTTGGGAGGAGTCTTTATTCCAGAAAATGATTATAAACTGCCGCTGTAGAAAGAGAGGAGAATGCAAATGAAATTTACAAAGGAATTGCCTGTTTGGTTAGCACCAGGTATTAAACCACCCGAAAGCTTAACTAGCGATGGTTGGAAAGCTTCACAAAAACCACCAGCTGATTATTTTAATTGGTTCTTTAGCAGAACCCACGGAGCTTTAAAAGAATTGCAAGATAGTGCTACACATATTGAAGATTTTAATGCCCATAAATCAAATATAAGTAATCCTCATGCGGTAACAGCTACTCAGGTTGGTTTAGGAAATGTACTAAATCAAAAGCAGGCAACTAAATCTGAGTTTGATGCGCATGATCAAGATAACATTAGACATATTACAGATGTAGAAAGAAATAGCTGGAATGGAAAAGCAGAAAAAAATCACACTCAACCATGGTCAACAATTACAGGTATTCCAGATTCAACAATTACCAAAAAAGGGATCGTAAAGCTGACTGACTCAGTTACGAGCACGGATATAATGACAGCAGCAACTCCAAATTCAGTTAAACAAGTTAATGATAATGCTAATGCTGCAATGGCTAGTGCTTCTTCTGTAAATGATAACCTGACTAGCCATAAGATTGATTATAAAAATCCTCATAAAGTTACTTCTGCACAAGTTGGTTCATATAGTAAAACAGAAACAGATGACCTATTCATCAATAAATCGGAGGCTGAAAACGGCTTATTGGTAAGAAAAAATATTGAAATAACAGACTTAAATAATGCTATAGAGCCAGGCGTTTATTCGATTCCTGCTACGGGGGTGGAAAACAAGCCATTACCTAACTCTGGGAGCTTGATTGTTAATAAAGATCAGGGTGGAATTAGACAACAATTTCAAACGGAAAGGACTATCTTTATTCGCCAATTTGGTGGTATTCCTTCGAACTGGACCGATTGGAAAGAAGTAGCATTTATAACAAATGTTGTGAATTTAACTGAACCACAATCAATAGCAGGGACAAAAAATTTTATAGAGAGACCTTTGGTTGGAGGCATTGAAGTAGCTACCGTGGACCAGTTAGAGAATGAAGTGATTTTAAATACTCGGTCAATAGGGTTAGCCGATGGAGTCGTAGCGTTGTTAGATAGTATAGAAAATTACGAGGCTTTGAGAATAGAATATTCTTATCAATCTAATAGTTCAAGCGCTCAAAAAATACATTTAAAATCACAGTCACTAACTTTTAGATTTTCTGCTATCAATATCTATGATGATCCTGCATCAAAAGGATACGATTTGTTAGAATCGTTAGTTGACATAAATAAAAACCAAGTAAAATTTAATTATTCAAAGGTGGTTGCTTATACGGGTGCTATCACAGAAGAAAAAAATTGGGCAAGAATTGATTGTATTATAGGAATAAGAAGGGCTCCAAAATTATATAAAAAATAAACAGGAGGGAATAGCATGAAAAAAATTTGGCAATTTGGACGAACTGGAGGTACAGAGCTACAGGTATCTGACGATTTCCCAGTGCAAGTTCCTTTTACAGATGTAGCTCCTTTAACAAACGTCAATTTAGAAGACCAATTTTTTATTCCATCTGAGAACAGATGGAAAGAAATTTCTAACCAATTAGATAAGGAAAATTTGGATAATTTAAGTATATTATATAAAAACCTTGAAAAGGATAATGAATTATTAAAAGCTAAAGCAGATAATCTTGCTCTTCTAAATTCTAAGCTAATGCTCAATGACCTTAATATCCAAAAAGAAAATACCCTCTTGAAAGCTAAAGCAAATGACCTAGCTGAGATTGGTGCAAAATCAATGTTATCCATTGTACAAATTACTGGAGAAATAGGAAAAATTAATGAGCAACTTAAGGGAGGTGCTAAATAATGTTTACTTTTGATGATGTTAAATTGATGTATGATTGGGGTCTTTATACTGATGATGAAGTAAAGCTATTTGTACCTACATGCATTACAGAAGAGGAGTTTAACGAGATTGTAGGGAAAGAAGGTTAGTCAGTTGGAGTTAGAGCAAAAAGTAAAAGAACATGAAAAACGTCTTGGTGATCACGATAGAGAAATAGGTCGTTTAGATAGACGAACGATGACTTTACAAGAGCAACTTAATGCAAATTTAGTTAGATTAGATGAGTCAAATAAATTCTTACGTGAACAAAATATGAAGCAAATGGAGCAAAATAGTGAAATTTTAAATGCTATTTTGAATAGAAATAGTGAAGCAGACGAAAGAAAAGACGAACTAAAAAAACTTAACACTGAAAATATATGGAAAGTAATACTAGCTATATTTGTTTCTAGTGGAGCAATAACTATTTTATTTAACTGGTTAAGCACATTTTTAGGAGGCACCAAATGAAAATTAATTGGAAACATAAAATCACAAGCAGAAAGTTTTGGGCTGTAGTGACAGGAGTAATCATTGCTTTGTTAGCAGTTTTCAATGTGGATGATTTAACATCTGAAAAAGTGGTCACTTTAGTAGCAGCTATTGGTTTATTAGCTGCATATATTGTTGGCGAAGGATTTGTTGATTCAAATAGAGATAATTAAGAAGTCATTCTAAAATGGCTTCTTTTTTTATATAAAAAATTAAGAAAGAGGTTTTAAAATGAAAAAATTTAGTAAGTTTTTATTATCATTAGTTGTAGTTACAGGATTATTGTTACCAACTGCCGCAGATGCTTATCAAGTGGAACAAGATCCTATCGATTTTGGCGGATATTTTCCAGGTTATGCGACTAACGAATTAATTGTCTTGCACGAGTCAGGAAATGGGAACAACGTTGGCCCAAACAGTCTAGACAATGAAACGGCATATATGAAACGAAATTGGTCAAATGCTTATGTCTCATATTTTGTCGGATCTGGTGGACGAGTGAAACAATTAGCTCCTGCTGGCCAAATTCAATATGGCGCAGGTTCTTTAGCTAATCA